GCGAATTCGTCCAAAAATATAACGTTAAAGGACATACCCCTAACAGCACTAGCACTAGTACTTGCAGCCAAGAGACGGCTTCCGTTCTCCAATTCCACTGACCCCTTGTTCCAGCCAATAATACCTTGCTGCATCCATTTAGGAAGATTCTCATAAGAAAGTTGTAGGCGACCCAACATTTCTCTTGCAGTGGCTGCTTTGTTTGCGAGGATTGCGACGTTGACGTTTGGGTTGAAGATGACATACCAAAGTAAGTAAGAGGTCACGACAGTTGACTTACCAGACTGACGTGGAAGCTTAGCAATATTGAATCGTTTCTCGTGGAAGCGATTCACCATAGTTTCTTGGAAGTCATACAAGTTAAATGGTATGACACCCTCATCTAGAGATACAATCTTGATGTACTTCTTGATAAAGTATATCGGATCCTCACCACACTTAATAAACTCCTTCACCTGTTTAGGTGTGAAGTTTGTGGCAACGTTAGCTTTCTTTAGATTCGGGTTACCAAGATATATCTGGTTTTCAGCCATTTACCAAGGTCCAGCCATTCCTGATGCAGCACCAGTATCAACTGGTGGTGTTACATCATCGTTATCTATATCGTGAGTACCATCTGGGTTATCTTCTACCAGTGTACCTAGTCCTCTACGTATCTCTTTTAGTTCTTCGAAGTTCTTATTCTTTGTACCACCATCATACTCCCAAGCATAACCTTCTTCGATCATCTGCTCATTCAATGATACTTCTTCTTCGCCAACATATAACCAACCAAGAAGTCTACCATACTTACCCATACCACCTTTAAGTTCGGTTCTTATAGTAAGTTCGTCATCTCCATTGATAGTATCTTCTAGCGTTCCTTTGAGCCAATTGGTTGCATCTATTCCCAGTGCCTTCTCTTCGAGGTCTCTTGTTCTCTTCTCTGGCGTATCAATTCCTGCAACTCTAACTCTTTCTTTCTTGTATAAGTCAAACCCAAGATCAATGGTGACATCAATAGTATCGCCGTCAACAACACGGTTAATCTCCGTTACTCTAAAGTTATAGCAGCTCTTTCTGCTTGGTGGTGTCATCTTGCCCATAATTAGGATACCAATTATCGTACTGAAATATGTATACGATTACTACACCTACTGCAATAAGTAGGATAGCAATCATCCAAATAACTGACCAAACAATCATTTATAGATATGCGAAGGTTGAAAGATTGACTAATGCTATGAAGATAGCCGTCCATACGTATAGACGGATTAACCATACCATACGAACCTATGCAATTTGTAGGTATTTATTCGTAGGCATAAATTTTTATTAAATTGTATCAGTAAATACAGACACTTTTTGTCTAAATAATGGTAGACTTGGAGAGAACAAGATGTAACCAAAGTTACTTTGTTATGTTGTCCAGTTTAGGAGAAATCTATGTCGAATACTATCCTCAGTTTTAATCAGATGGCAGAATGGAATCAGCACGCAGATACCTCAACCCAGAGGAATATAGACGATTACTTTGACTGTCTGATCGAATGCGAGGATGAACACGCTAGTTGTAAACGTATCTGCAGGGAAGTCCTTGCATAGATCTAATCTAGTCTAAAATTTACCAAAAAAAAGAGACCCTATTTAGGGTCTTTTTTATTGTCTTGTGAATGTATTGGTGGACCTAAAGTCTTGTACTCGAGCTGTTGACGCAAAAAAACAACTTCTGCTTTGAGTACGTCCTTCTCTTGTTCAAGTCTTACGATCTCTTCTTGGTAGATTTGAATCATATCTTGGAGTTTGTAGTTCTCTTCAGTAAGTTCATATAAGCTTTTGATCTCCTCGAACGCCATAATAGGCACCCATATAGTTATTTAAACATTTAATGTTCTCTTAATAGAATCTAGGAACAGGTGATCTAAGTTCTAGTTCGATAGAATCGAACAATCTATTAAGTGAATTAGCATAAGATCTGTACCCAGATCCTACGTATAGTTGACCTGCAACTACTGAGACTGTAGCTATACCCCAAAAGATATAGTAAAATTTACTCTTAACTTGGTTGCGTCTCTTCTCCCAAGCAGGTGGTGGTGATTGATAAGTCATAATTAAATTTTAGGAATGTAACCTTTAGCTTGTTGAACTAATGGTAAAACGTCTTGTTCAACTTTCTCTATTATATCATCAATCACGTTAACATCCAAATCCATAAAGGGTGGAATGATACCAAGGATCCTTAATAGACCATCAATGAATAGTGCCAGACAAGTAAAACCGAGAATCATACTAATAATAGTAGCTTCTCGGTTATGTTTAGCCATAATAGCTTCATCCATTTCGTGTGCTTCAGCAACAGCAGCGTGGATAAGCATATCGACTTGTTCTTTTGTGTAGAACTTTTCTGGATTTTTGTCTGGACTCATAATAAAGTATTTAGTTCAGAGTGCTACAAAAGGATAGCACCAATGATGAAACCCTTACCAAAGGCAAGGCATAACATCTGATAATCAGTTAAGTTAAATTTAGTTTGAATCTTTTTAGCAAGTGCTTTGTCCCACTCCTTAATCTTAACAGCGATTTCTTTTACTTTGTTCATTACTCTGTTCCTATAGGTCCGTTTCTTTTGTTATTGTTTGGGTTACGAGCACAATTCATCTCGTGCCTATGCAACCACTTCTCTGGATTAGGTTTTGTACTAGGAACAATAAGTCCACAGTATTTACATTTTAGTAACTCCATCGTTCCACTCCTTAAAAGATGATTGGCAATCAGGTGGTTCAGGGTCTTTATAACCCTTCATTTTTTTCCACTTGTTATATATGGCACCCATATGCCAAGACTGTGCAAGACTTTTAGGTCCATCAATCAACAATTTTAACTCAGGTCCACTAGCGTAGGCTTGCATTTCCTCTCGCCAGTTGGAGTCATCGTAATCTTTAGTTGTCATAGTGTAGTTTTTGGTCTTTGACCTTTTTGGGTAGTTTACCAGATCGCACGTTGGTAGAAGATGTTTCACCATATCCACCTGGATGCTTACCAGCTTTTGTCTTACCGATAGACTCGGATTTCTTACCACTCTTATCAGTATAATGTAATTTGGCTGATTTGTCTTTATCCTTTGTAATCACAGACTCTTGTCCGTGTTTTCTACCGAGTCGCCTGGTTAGTTTTCCGAAACGTCTCTTAGACATTTTATCAGGTTTTGTGGTATGGTATGACACCTCTGTGCCAGTTTTTCCATCGTCATACTTGTACTGTCCCACACCCTTCTTATATCCGATACCCTTCTTCTTGAGATCCTTCTCTAATCCTTTACGCTTCTCACGGTTCTTTCCTTCGTCAGAACCCCTATCAGCACTGATATGTCCAGTAACTTTTGTCTTAGATTTACTGATAGCACGGGCTAAACCACCCTCAGCAATGAATTCTTTAAAGGATAACATCTTACCCACCTACAATTTGTACTTGCTCCACCACAACGTCAGCAGATCCTGCAGTGAGTTTGACAGTTTTCTGAAGTTGAGGAACTGTGTTAGCTGCTAGGTCATCGGCACTTAATGCGTATGCTGAACCAGCACTTGAAGCATTGATATCTGTTGTTATTGTAGTGTTAGTAACAGCAGTAACTTTCTTACCACCAGAAGCAGCAGATTCAAATGCAGCAACAAACCCATCGGTGTCACCACCATCTACAGTTTGAATATAATCATCAACTGCAAACGTGTGACGCTTACCAGCACCTACACCACCTACAGTTAATACTGAACCATTTGCATTGGTAGCAGCAGTGATAGATACATTCTTAGACTTCCCAACTGAGAGAAGAAGTGCTTCACCAGCAGCAAGTGTGATTGCAGGACCAGCATCAAACTGTATTGAGGAAGCTGAAGCAGCGTATGCACGAACGATGCCAGACTTTACCACAATGTATGCGGTTCCTGAACCACTCACTGTCTGAGTATCTAATACATTTAAGACTGACATTGTGACTTGATTCCTTTTACTAGACTATTTATCCTGTTGCGACTTCAGGAATTTTGCAAGATCTGCAGTAGAACCAACAAACATAGTATTGTTTGTAACGTTCTTCTGAGGGTTCGCTGGACCTTCTTCGACCTCTTGAAGTTTCTTTTGCAGATCCATTAACTTGTCAGTAGTATCTGCAATATTTTTAATCATATTACCTGCAACTTCGTATGCTCTAGGTGAGTCAGACTCTTGTGCAAGTTCTAATATACCGTCAACAGCCTCCTGTCCCTTTTCAATAAGTGAATATAAATTTCCACGAGTATACTCATAGTCCTTAGTAATCTGCTCAACCATAGCAGGTTTAACGACTTCAGTTTTCTCTTTGGGTACAATGGATGTGTTAACATCGAGGGCATCCTCAATGCCTTCATACATCGACATCGTTTCCTGTGACGGGATCTCTGGCTTTTGCATCTGTGAACTCACTGTAAATTTCATTAAATCCGAAGTTATCATCAGCCTCAGCAGTAATAGGATCTGGTGTGACTGTGTATCTAACTTCACGAGCAGCTGTTGTATCAACCTTAAGATGGGTGTCAACAATAGACTTCTTAATTAACTTATCAGTCGTGTCAGTAACAGGACCATATAGATAAGTCTTAGCGGTGAATGACAACGTATAGATTAATGTTCTACGTGTTGTGTAATCACCTTCATAATCATCCTCATAATTAACTGAGTTAAGAGAGATGGGGAAGTCCTTCTTCTCACCAATAGCATCAACTAAGTTAATAGTGACGTTAAACATTGGTTGGAATACAGGAAGGATCTGCTCAAGGATCTGGAGTCCATCATCCTGATTCTTTGATAATATAGCTAACTCAAAATCAACATTGTATGGTACTGGCATAAATGCCTTACGAGTTTTATCGTCTGTACCTACGTGTCTAATGACTTGAGTTGGTGATACCTTCCTTGAACTATCGTATGAGAATCCTGAGATCTCAAATGATATACGAGGTAAAGTAATTTGAACTTGCTTGTTATCAGCAGTACCAGACTGTGCTAAACGAGCTAGGAATTTATCCTTTGGACCATATGCCAAAGGCACTTTCATTACTTCTGTCTTAGAACCAGCAGTACGTTTCAATTCAATATTATTGAAGATAGTACCGAAGGCTATAACAGTCTTCCTGAAAATTTCATTGTATGTGTAAGTTCCTAACATTAGTCTGCCTGTCCAATTTCACCGAATGGATTTCCTTGACTAAAGTCAAGTATGCCATCAGCCTGAGTCTCAAAGAAATCATTCTGATCGAACTCAGAGTTAGTATTATTTAGGGTATTATAGCTAGCAGTAGTCCAGGCAGCACCAGATGTCTGTCCAGTACAGGTTTCTGGAATTGTAAAGATACCTGTTCTGTTATATATTTGAAGTTGTCTATTTGTTGAATCCCAAGACTTAACTTCAGCAGTTACGTTAGATGTACCACCTGCAATTGTTTCACCAACAGTGAAGTCTCCTGTGCCACCTGTAGCAAAATTAATTGTGACAGTAGTAGCAAAGTTCCTCTCCACTTTATCGATAGCATCGACACCTGTATCGAAGTCCTCATCACTGTACTCATATAGTTCACACTTCAGACCCCAAGTATGGATTTTACCCAACTGGAAGAAAGGTGTTTCATACTCTACGTATTGTATTTGAAATAACTTTTGTGCTAGAGGGAAGTAAACCAAGTCTCCTTCATTAGGTCTACCCTCTACAATTAGTGTTGTATTATCATCAACCAGTTCTGTGAACCTTTCTCGTGAGATAATAAAATTAACTTGATCAGATATCCTTACACCAAACTTACTGTATAGATCTCCA